ACGACATGCGCGAGCCGTGGCCGATGACGCTCTCTGAGATCCTGTCGTTTCTGCCGTGGGGCTGGGCGGCGATGGAGCGCGTGTACAAAATTCGCGGCGGCGAGGTGCGGCGCAAGGACGGCAGCCCCGACCGGCTGCGCTCGTCCAAGTACGACGACGGGCGCATTGGCTGGGGGTCGTGGAGCATTCGCGGTCAGGATAGCCTGCTGCACTGGATCTTCGACGACGAGACGAGCGATGCGATCAGCTTTGTGCAACTCCCTGCGCCCGACTACCGCCCGCGCACGGTGCCGCTGTCAAAGTGCATGCTGTTCCGCGCGAGCGCGCGCAAGGGCAACCCGGAGGGCGTGAGCGTGCTGCGCGGCGCGTACCGGGCGTGGTATTTTAAAAAGCGCATGGAGAACCTGGAGGGCATCGGTGTTGAGTTAGACTTGACCGGCCTGAAGGTTGGCCGTGTTCCCGCTGAGGTACTTGCCGCGCAGACAGATGAGATGCGAGCGACGCGAACGACCTGGGAGCAACTGGTCGTTCGCGTGCATCGTGATGAGCAGGAGGGGTTGCTCCTGCCATCCGATCGAGACGAGCATGGAAATTATCTGTACGATTTTCAGCTACTCACAACCGGTGGTACACGTCAAATCGACACAAACAAGATCATCGAGCGATACGACACGCGCATTGCCGCATCGGTGCTCGCCGATTTCATCCTGATCGGCCACCAGCAGGTCGGCAGCTACTCGCTCGCCTCATCCAAGACCACGCTGTTTGCGACCGCCCTCGGCGCGTGGCTCGACGCCATCTGCACCGAGATCAACGCGCACATCCCTGAGCTGCTGCGGCTCAACGGCATGGATCCCGCGCGCGCGCCGCACCTCACGCACGGCGATGTGGAGCGCGTCGACCTGGAGGCGCTGGGGCCGTACCTCAAGAACCTGCAAGACGCCTGGGTCGGCGGCATGTTTGATGCGCCGGGCGGCGATCGGCTGTGGCGCCACCTGCTCGACCAGGCCGGGCTCCCGACGCCGACGGAGCAGGAGGCGCAGGCGGCGATCGAGCAGGAGCAGGCCCGCAAGGAGGAGGAGGAGCGCAAGCGGCAAGAGGAGGCCAAGCAGCGCATGGAGCAATTGCAGCAGCAGCCCCCGCCGCAGCCGCCCGAGGCGGAGGACGAGCCAGCCCCACCCCCGGCGCGCGCGGCCGAGCGCACGCTGAGCGACGTGGATATTGACGCCATCATCGCCGCCGTGTGGGATGACGCGCGGGGCGATGCGATGCGGGAGGCAGCGTGAGCGAAAAACGAGACGAGGTTAAGACTCAGTTGCGTATGCCTACAGAGATGCATGCGGTGATTAAGCAGTTGGCAGAAGAAGATCTGCGGTCGCTTAATTCTGAGATTTTAGCGCTTCTACGCGAAGCTATTGCAGCGCGGCGCAACTTGCGCGCGTGCCTAAATTAGAGCATGCCCATGCCCTCTGACCCCATCGCCGATGCCGTGAAGAGCTACATCCGCACCCGCGACGCCGCGGCCTTCGAGCGCGCCATGCAGCAGGCGCTCGCCCGCGCGCACACGGCGGCGTACCTGCGCGGGCTGGCGGAGCGGAGCGCGGGCGGCAAGATCCGCGAGTTCCTGGCGCGGTTCGTCGGCTGGCGCGCCCTCCCCCCGGCGCTGCGTGACGAGCTGCGGCGTCTGCTTGCGGCGCAACTTGCGTACCTGCGCGGGTTCGTCGCCGCGCTGCCGGATCTCAGTGACGCGCAGGTCGCCGCGCGCGCGGGGATGTATGGCGGGCCGACGCGCACGACGTATAGCGCCGCCCGCTTCCCTGGGCTCCCGTTCCACCCCGGCGAGGGGAGCGAGTGCAAGGGCCAATGCAAGTGCAGCTGGGCCGACAACGGCGACGGCAGCTATACCTGGAAACTCGGCGCGGCTGAGCATTGCGCGACGTGCCAAACGCGCGCGAGCGGCAGCCCCTACCGGCCTGAGTGAAGGAGCCTCCTATGACCAAGATCGTCGGCGTTGTGTTCGATGATAGCGAGGATGAGCCGTATACGCTCACGATTCGCCGAATAGGGGCCGATGTCTTCCACTTCGTGATGTCGGCGACCGATAGCGTTGACGGTACGCAGTCCGTGTGCAGTGTCTCAAAAAATGACTTACTGAAGGCGTTACAGCTATTACTGCCGGAACTGCCGCAATGATTCCCTACCGCTCATGGTGCAACTGTCACAAGATCCTTGGAGAGACAGACGGCGCCTGATCGTCAACGGCTGGGAGATCCGCCGCCCGACGACGTTCTGGTGCGCCTGCGGCTGCGCGACGCACTGGCGGCCGGTCAAGATCCGCATTGACGCCGCGCCCGTGCCGGTGTATCATCGGCGTGTGGAAGCATAGCGGGGAGGTATCGTAATGCGGCGATGGCTACTCCTTGCGGTGGTGGTGCTCGCGGCCTGTGGCGGCGCCCCCGCGCTCACGGCGCGCGGCGTGGTTGACCGGATTGGCGCGGCGGGGGTGTCGGTCGGCAATATCGTGGAAGGCGGGCTTAAAGAGGGCGTGCCGGTCCCGGCGACCTACACCGGGCACGCGGATTTTGCGATTGGCGACCGGAGCGGGCAGGCGTTCGTCTGCGCGACCAAGCGCGACTGCGACGCCATCTATGCCTACTTCGACGCGCTGCGGCTGCTCGCGGGGCCGTACCTGTACCAGAGCGCGGGCGGCACGGTCGTTGTGCAGCTCAACAGCGAGCTAGACGCATCGACGGCAGGCAAGGTTGAGCAGGTGGTGCGGGGGCTATGAGTGACCTTGACCTTGCCTGCGCGCGGGCGCTCGGCTGGACGTGCGCCGATGAGCTAGATGGCGCACACGTCGCACCCGTGTGGCGCGACGCGGCGGGCAATCGCATGGCGTTCCCACCGACCACGCGCGAATTGCTCGACGAGGTGGAGCGCCAGAGGCTACGGCATGAATATATTACTGAGCTACGTGCGGAGGCTATTCCGTATAACGACGTGAGCAATGAGGGCGCGTTATGGGAATTACTCACCGCCGACGCCGAGCAGCACGCCCGCGCGTTTCTTGCGGCCCTTAACTATCAAGGTCCGCAATAGTTGCCACTTGACACCACGCGCACGAGCGTGCTATACTGACCGCACACGCCGGGGACCCGGCTCGCTGGCCGAGAACGGCCCCAGACACCTATCGCGCCTCGGGGCGCGAGCACGATAATCAATAGCCCCGCGCTCGCGCGGTGGCTCCCCGAGGCAGACAACTAAGCTCGCCGGACACCATGCCGGCGCCGCGGAGCTAAGCGCCCGCACATTCCCAATTGGCGTCATGCAACTACATCCCAGCCTGCAATCCGCAATCAACGAGCAGATCGCGCGCGAGTATCTGGCGCACTTCGGCTATCTCTCGCTCGCCAGCGCCGCCGATGCGCAGAAGTACACCGGCATGCGCGCGTGGTTCGACGCGGCGGGGGCCGAGGAGCTGACGCACGCCAAGCGGCTGATTGACTACATCCGCGCGCGCAGCGGCGCCGTCCAGCACATCCCGCCCCCGCCCCCGCCATCCCCCGGCCTCACCCCGCTCGATTGGTTTAAGGCCGCGCTGACCTTGGAGCGCCAGGTGTCCGCCGCGCTGCAGGCCATTGTTGACCTTGCGCGCCAGGTGTCCGACGAGGCGACGGCGCGGCTGGCCGGCGACATGCTCGACGAGCAGGTCACGGCGGAGGATGAGCTGGCCGAGCTCATCCTGCGTGTCAACGACCTGCAGGCAACCCCCGGACTGCTGCGCCTCTTTGACCAGGAGCTTGCCGAATGAGCGACGACGTGCGCGCGTTTCTGCGCGGGGAGGGCGGCGAGCCGAGCGTCGGCGACGTGCATGTGCCGCAGCTCATGGGCAAGCCCCGCCCCAAGGGCAAGAACCCCAATTTCTTGACGCGGCTGTACGAGCGAATGCGCGAGCTGTTTAAGAGCGGCGAGGCCATTACGCCCGATCAGTTCGAGCAGGTCTTCCGCAGCGCGCGCGGTGCGGCGGGCGGCATGGCATACCCCGTCAAGCCCGAGGCCGCCGAGCCGGCGCCCTGCCCCGAGTGCGGCGCCGACATGGAAGATGGCGTGTGCCCCGAGTGCGGGGCAGAGCTGGACGACGGAGAGACTGCGCCCGCCCAGGCGAGCGAGGCCGCCGGGGCCGACCTTGCCGATATTGCCGCGCAAGGTCACACGCACCGGCTGTTCCAGGCGCTCGCGTGTGCTGAGGCGCCCGCGTGGATCCCCTACCTCCCCAAGCCTGGCGCCTACACGCACCCGCGCTATGGCGAGATCAGCATCACGCGCGAGCGCAACGCGCGCTTTGTCGCCAACTTCCAGAGCCGCGTCTACCAGGACCGGCTGCCGATCGACGCCGAGCACGAGACGAAGCTCTCGGGCGCCGTCGGCTGGATTACGGCGATGCGCCAGAACCCCGACGGCAGCGCCGACGCGCAGGTGGAGTGGACCGACCGCGGGCGCGCGTTCTTCGCCGACAGCCGCTTCCGCTACTTCAGCCCCGAGTGGTACGACGCCTGGCAGCGACCGGAGACGGGCGAGACGATCCGCGACGTGGCGATCGGCGGCGCCCTGACGACCCGCCCATTTTTCAAAGACCCGGCGCTCCGCCCGCTCTTCGCGAGCGAGGGCCGGCTGACGATAGACGACATCCCACCCGACAACACACAAGGAGACGACATGGCAGAGGAGCAGACCCAGAGCTACGCCGAGATTGCGGCGCAGCTTGACGCGCTGCGGGCCGAGAACGCCACGCTCAAGCAGGCGGGCGAGGCGGCTGCAGCGCAGAGCACGCAGCTGGCCGAGCAGATCCAGCGCATGGCCGAGGAGCGCCGGCAGGAGCGGTTCGGCGCGCTTATCCGCAACGACGGCGCGCGCTGGTTCGGCGAGACGCCGCAGCACCTGACCGTGCTCGGCACGCTGGCGCAGACGTTCGGCGAGCAGTCGCCGGAGTTCGGCGCCTACGTCGCGCAGCAGAAGGCGGTCGCTGAGGCGCTGCGCACGAGCGCGGCCTTCAACGAGCTGGGCGGCGACGGCGGCGGGCGCGGCCCGGAGGCCCCCGAGGCGAAGATCGAGCGGCTGGCCCGCGAGCGCGCCGCCGAGAAGGGCCTGCCGTTCGCGCAGGCGTACATCGAGGTCCTGACCGAGAACCCGGCGCTCTACACCGAGCACCGCAGCGCGCGCAGCGCATAGGAGGCCACCATGGCATTTGAAGGCGTCCAGATCAAGATCCCCGGCCTGCTGGCGGGGGCCGATCTGTCTTCCAAGCAGTATTACTTCGTTGAACTCGGCTCGACCGCCGGCACCGTGACCGTGTGCGACGCCGTGACCGACCGCCCGATCGGGGTGCTGCAGAACGCGCCGAAGTCGGGCGAGCCGGCCGAGATCTGCGGGCTTGGCGTCACCAAGGTCAACAGCGACGCCGCGCTGAGCGTCGGCAATCAGATCGGCACGGCCGCCGACGGGCAGGCCGCCGCCTACGCGCCCGGCACGGACACGACCAAGTACATCGTCGGCGTGGTCATCGGCGCGAGCGGCGCGGCCGCCGGCTATGCCACCGCCATGATCAACTGCTTTTCAGCCGCCCGCGGCGCGTAGCAGACAGAGGAGCATCGCACTATGGCGCAGCCATCTCTCCATACCGTCCACATAGACGCGCCGCTGACCAACATCTCGGTGGCGTATCTGCAGGCGCAGACCAACTTCATCGCGTCGAAGGTCTTCCCGGTCGTGCCGGTCGACAAGCAGAGCGACCTGTACTTTCTCTACACCAAGAACGACTGGTTTCGCGACGAAGCGAAGCCCCGCCCGCCCGCGTCCGAGTCGGTCGGCAGCGGCTACGGCGTCAGCACGGCGTCGTACTCGTGCATCCCCTACGCCATCCACAAGGACATCCCGGATCAGGTACGCAACAACGAGGACGCGCCGCTCAACTCTGACCGCGACGCGACGGAGTTCGTCACCCACCGACTGCTGCTGCGGCAGGAGATCGCCTGGGCCGCGGCGTACTTCACGACCTCGGTGTGGGCCACCGACAGCACGCCGAGCAACCTGTGGGACAACTACACGACCAGCGACCCCATCGCGGACGTTGAGACCGGCAAGCGCACCATCCTGGCGTCGACCGGCTACGAGGCCAACACGCTGGTGCTCGGCTACGACGTGTTCAAGGCGCTCAAGAATCACCCCGACGTGGTTGACCGCTACAAGTACACCTCCTCGGAGGTCATCACGGAGCAGATGCTGGCGCGGCTGTTCGGCGTCGACCGCCTGCTGGTCGCCAAGGCCGTCAAGGCGACGAACGTCGAGAACGAGACCGCCGCGTACGACTTCGTGTACGGCAAGTCGGCGCTGCTCTGCCACGTCGCCAAGTCGCCGAGCATCCTGACGCCGAGCGCGGGCTACGTGTTCGCCTGGAAGGGCGTGAGCGGCATGTACGGCGCGACGGTCGGCGTCAAGCGCTTCCGCATGGAGCACCTGGCGGCCGATCGCGTTGAGGCCGAGGTGGCGTTCGACCACAAGGCCGTCGCGACCGACCTGGGCTACTTCTTCAGCGCTGCGGTGTCGTAGTGAAGTGCATCGTACTAAAGCCGCTCCCGGCGCAGGGGGGCACGCTGCCGAGCGGAGCGGAGGTCGACACAACCGGATGGCTGCACACTGCCAAGCTCATCCGGCTGCGCTACCTCCGCCCCATCGTCGCCGAGCCCGCCCCGCGTCGGCGCGGGCGAGAGGTTCCCAATGAATAGACTGACCAAGGGCAAGGCGCTGCTTGGGGCTGTCAACGTGCCGGCCAGCGGGCTCTCCATCGCCGGCACGGCGGTCACGGCGACCGCCGCCGAGATCAACGCGCTGGCGGGCGCGGGCGTGTCTAAGGCGGAGCTGCAGCGGCTCGACGGGCTGGCGAGCACCGCGTACCTGCCGGTCGTCGAGATGCTGAGCTTCACCGAGACGGCCGGCGCGGGCACGTACACCGGCACCATCACCGTGCCGGCCGGCGCGCTCATCACGGACATCAAGGTCTGGTCGACCGTGCTGTGGGCTGCGGCGTCAAGCGCAACCATGAAGGTCGGCGACGCCGCCGACGACGACGGCTGGTTTACCGGGGTCAATCTCAAGGCGACGGACCTGCTGGTCGGCGAGGAGCTGAGCTTCGTGCAGACCGGCGGCAAAGAGGGCGTGTACCTGTCGACCACGACCGGCACGCGCAGCGCGGCGTATGCCGCCACCTCGCGCGCGGTCGCCGGCATCGTCACGACCGTCGGCGCCAGCGGCAGCGCGGGGCGCACGTTCATGACTGTTCACTACGTGTTGCCGACCGCGACTGCGGCCACGAAGGCGTAGCAATGACCTGGAGCTACAACCCGACGCTGAGCGCGAACAAAGACAAGGTGCGGTTCTTTGCAGCCGACACCGACTCGGTGGCGGCGATCTCGCTCACCGATGAGGAGATCGCCGGGGCGCTCACGATGGCGGGCGGGCCGCGCTCGGCGGCGGCACTGTGCTGCGAGGCGCTGGCGCTCAAGTACGCGGTGCTCGGGCAGCGCATCACCGACGACCTGGGGCAGTCAACCGACTACGGCACGCGCGCGACGTTTTTCCAGGAGCGCGCGCGCCTGCTCCGCAGTCAGGCCGCGTTCGCCGCCACCCCGTTCGCCGGGGGCATCAGCCAGGCGGCGAAGCAGGCCGAGGAAGACGACGACGACCGGGTGCCGCCCGCGTTCACAAAGACCCTGCACGACGCGCCGCAGACGCAGGCAACCGTCCCGGCTGACCTGACGAGGTATCCGTAATGGCTGCATTCGCAACTCTCGCAATCAGCACCAACACCGCGGGCGCCAACGAGCTGGTCGCGGCGGCGTCGGGAAAGTCGGCGCGCGTGCGCGGGCTCGTGCTCGTCAGCGCCAA